CAAAACATGCTGGTAAAGTTATTATTAGTGACAAGTTGGATGGTAATTCGGCTCTACTAGTTTACGGAACAAAAACAAAAATGTATTCACGCGGTGATGGATTTGAAGGTCAAGATATTTCTCATTTAATTCCTCTTATCCAAGGAATTCCCAAAATTTCTAGTAATTTAGCTATTCGCGGAGAACTTATTATTTCAAAAGAGAATTGGAAAACAAAAGGAAAGGGAGCCAATGCGCGTAACGCGGTAGCAGGTGTTATGCATTCAAAGCATCCTGATAAAGAACTTGCTTCAATAGTAGAATTTGTAGCGTATGAACAACTACATCCTCGCGTTAAAATTTCTGAATCAGTTGAGGCGATGAAGAAAGGAGGATTTCATGTGGTATATAATCAAGTTAAAAATACTTCTGAATTAACCATGGAGAATCTATCAACAATACTAATGGATAGAAGAAAGAATTCACCGTATGAAGTTGATGGAATTGTTATATTTCACGACGAGCAGCATAATCAAGTGTCAGGAAAGAATCCATCATACGCTTTTGCCTTCAAGTCAATATTGACACATGAAGAGGCAGAAGTAATTGTTAAAGAGGTTGAATGGAACGCTTCTAAAGACGGATATTTAAAACCACTTATCTATTTTGATTCGGTTGTATTAGCGGGTGCTACTATACAGAAAGCGACAGGATTTAATGCGCAATACATAGAGACTAATGTGATTGGTCCAGGTTCTAGAATTGTTATTATCCGTTCTGGCGATGTAATCCCTCATGTTCTACGTGTTCTATCTGAATCTGCTTCAGGAAAACCAAGCTTTCCACCGGTAGAATATAAATGGAATGAATCACACGTTGATATTATGTTATTAGATAAATCAAAAGATTCAGATGTAAATATAAAAATAATGACGCATTTCGCTTCTAGTTTAGACATGAAAGGAGTTGGTGCTGGTATTATAGAACGTCTTTATAAAAATGACATTAATTCTATTAAGAAACTACTGAATGTTTCTGTTGAACAACTAATAAAAATGGAAGGATTTCAGAAGAAGTCTGCTGAGAAAGTTGTGAATGAAATAAAGGGAGCAGTAGAAAAGGCAGATTGTCTAACATTTATGGTGGCATCAAATCTATTTGGTCGTTCAATTGGTGAGAAGAAACTAAAAGTAATTGTAAAAAGTTTTCCAAGAATTCTAGAAGGATATAGTCCTACTGAAACAGAACTTTCAAAAGTTGATGGGATTGGTTCAATCACTGCCAAACAATTTATTGATGGTCTACCATTATTCTTTGACTTTATGAAGGATATCGGCATTCCTTGTAATAAAATTCAAGAAGTGAAACATGTTGTTGAAAAATCAACAAAACCATCATTAAGTCATCTGATAGTTGTATTTACAGGAATGAGAGACAAAGAGTTAGAAGCAGAAATTGAGTCTCGTGGCGGAAAAATCGGTTCAAGTGTATCAAAGAAGACAACTGTTGTTGTGGCGAAGGATCCATCAGAAGATTCTGGAAAAGTTAAAACAGCAAAAGAACTAGGTGTAGAAGTATTAGATTTTGAAACTTTTAAAAAGAAGTATATGTAGGTAGATGACTGATCCGACCGAAGTTGGAGCAACAAAAATGGCGGAAGTTCTTTTTACGTCGCGTAAAGTAGATGAATTTAAGAAAACAACTGGATTAACTGTTAGACAAATTTGGGAGATTGCCGCTACAAAAACACAATGTAATAACACAGCTGGTCAATTAGGAGTAGATACTAATTGTTGGATATGCGGATTTCCGATTGAAGTAAATGCTGGAGCAGGTCGTGGGTTAGCTCCAGAATGTGAACATGTATTGCCAGTTGTTCAAGCTCGTTTTTTTCTTACACTTTATAATACTGATATGAAAGAAGCTAGCTTACAGGGTAAAGCAAAAGAAGTTCTAAATTTGGAGTATGCTTGGGCACATACTATATGTAATCAAGAAAAGGGGAACGTATCTTTTATACAATCAAATCTTGATACAGATTTTAGTGTTAACACTGCTGGAATAAGGACACTCTTAAACAAAATTTATAAATCAAAAAGATTCGATTCTGGTAAATTAAAAAATCAAATTGATAATTATAAGGGAGGGTCTAATGCTTGGAAAAAAAAATGTTCCGAAGTTATAACACAACGTATAACAGATATTATACAATATTTGAAAAATGGTAGACCAGAGGGTATTTATAATTTACTGTTAATAACAGGGACAGTTGATTCAATATCGCCAGAAAATTTAAATAAAAAATTTGCTGCACTACTAGAAAATAATGACGTAAGAACATTTGTAGAATATGTCAAACAAGATGTTGGTTCATTATTAGAAACTGAAACACAATTACTGCTAATAATAGCAAAAAATGTATCTGATTTTACACTTAAACATATAAGACGTAAAGAAGAGTTTTATCAAAAGTTGTTTGGTATAGTTAAATTAGATAAAGATAATATAATTCAATCATTTTATGATAATATGTTAGAATTATCTAAATACTATACAGTTGTATACAATAGACAATTTGGTGAAGAACCAAGTATAGCAGAGCCATTAGCAATGGATTTTGTTACTTTGCTAATATTTGGATATTTATATAATAAAACTATAGAAATACAGAATAGTAGAGAAGTAGGAATTGATAAAGAATTTTTATCTGCAATTAACTACAATTTTTACAATATTTTAAATACGATAGTTTCTAGATCAAAAATATCTCTTGTTAATATGAACTATTTATTAGAAATAGTATATGAAAAATTTCCGTCATTCAAAACACATATTGAACAATTTTTAAAGAATATAAGTAGTAATACTAATATGAATAAGCCTATTAAGAAAAATAAATCAAGAAAAAGAACTAATCCTAATGGAAGAAAAAGTAGAAGAGCAAAAAAAAGAAAAACCAGTTCATCGACATCTACTAGAAATAATAACAATAATAATAACAATAATAACAATAATAACAATAATAACAATAATAACAATAATAACAATAACAATAATAACCTATAAGTGTTAAATAACAATAATATTTAGTTTCTAACTAATCCGTTTGCTGTAGATACTAAACCACTCTTCTGCTTGAAGAATTGTTTAGGATTCTTTGGTGCATATACTCTTAAATTATATTTTCTAATTGTGTAATTATATATCCAGTCTGGTGGTAGAAATCTTTTTCTAGACTTATATTTTTCATATGTTTTAAGAATTCCTTCAATGGCACTATATTTTATTAAAATGGCATGTGTCCCCCAGAATCGTTTTATTTTTACATAGTTTGAATTACCTTGTAATTCATATTCTACATTCTCATTTGTTCCTAAACATAGTATATCAAACTTAGGAATATTTCGTATAAATTCTGAATAATCACTTACATATTCACAATCATCTTCAAAAATTAGAATATCTGTTTTTGCTTCTTTTAGAACAGTCATATGCGATAATACACATCCAATCATACCTGGTGTAATAGGTTCATTTATTAGAGGATGTTTAAAATCTTTAAAATCTTCTAAAAAATCTTTTCCTTGAATAGCATTAAAAATAGTAATAGGAACTCCTATCTCTTTTTCAAGAGTTCTTACAATTTCAATTCTATCTGGTAAAGTTATAGCAAGATATTTCATTAAATTAATTAGTTACTTCCACTTTAGGAGGATTCTACTTTAGGAGGGTTCTTAATACTTTTTACAGAAGCTGGAGTTTTCCAATTCCAAGTATCTTCAAACTGCGGAACTGGTGTACACATAAGTTCACCAGTTTTTACAAGAGATTCATTAATATAGGAACGTAGAGATTCCATCTCATTAATTACAGTAATAACTTTTTTAAAATTATCATTATCTACTACATATTTAGGATTAAGTGCCTTTTCTTTTACAAGATTTGATAGTTCTTGAATAATCTTACGAAATATATCAGCACCCGCATTTAAGAATGTCAGTAGCACAGAATGAACTGCTTGTCTCTTCTCTGTATTATACTCTTTCATAAAGATAGACTGTGTCCACTCTTTTTCTGTTGTTTTTCCAAGCAGATACTTAACATGAATCTCTTTAAAGAAGTCTTGGTCACGTGCTGTTACATACAATCCTAGACGATAATCTTGAATATCGATAAAGCATCTATGAATTGAATAAATGAGTGTTACATATTTAGATACATTGCTTACTCTTGCAATTGACGCTCCACTAAGTCCGAGAGTACGTAAAGAGTTCGCGTAGGAAGTGTAATCTGGAAATCCTCCACAAGGATTATCTCCAGGATTGCGAGGAACCTCGCCATTTCCATTTCGTCGCAACCACTCATAATAGTGCGGATTGTGAATAATTCCAGAAATAGCTTTACCAGAGTTCCAACTGAAAGCGGTTCCGCATCCATCAGATGTGCACCACATCTGGTCACATCCATCAATCTTAGAAATACGAATACCGCACTTGGGACATGGTCTTGTTTCTTTGCGAATTAGAGATACTGTTTCAACATCTTCTTTATTACAAGTGTGTGTTTCGTCATTCTTTTCTTTCTTTACAATCATACAATCTTTACATACGTAAGTAGAACATAGTTCACACTTATACGATTGTGAAAGAAATCCTCGACATCCATCTTTTACACACTTCATAATAAATTCCTTCTTTTCTTTCTCATTTTTTACAGAATCATTATAAACATTATAATATTGAGTAAGCCTCCTATTAGTGTCATAGTAAATAATATATTTATCACTTTCTTGCTTGTATATATCTGTTAGTTTTGAAATATCTTCATAATGGCTAATATATACTGGATTATCAGGTTTAATCATATTAAAACCAATATCATTTTTCTGTCTATTAATTTTAGCAATTAGACTAAGTTTTTCAGTTTCTTTAATGGTCCACTCTTCTTTTGCTTTGTCGCACTGTGGAGTTAGTTCTAAAATCTTCTTTTTAGCCGCCGCATACTTTTGAAAGTTAGGTAGAATCGCTTTTTCACGATTAGTAAGAAGTGTTTTCTTATGATCTCGCCAAACACCAGAACAGAATGATTTAGATAAATTCAAATCCAAGAATTCATTATTCCAGCCAGTTCGACAATTCATACAATGGGCATCTGAAACTTGCGATAACAGATAACGAGTTACACATGATTTGCACGAACTATAAGAACAGTGGCCACAAGAAATCTTACTGCGAACACTCTCAGTATATTTCTCAGTACAGACCGAACAATTATCAGATGCCATTTGTGATACTAAATATTTGAGGGTTTATGTTTCAATTTTATTAAATTTGGAGATATAAAGTAGTTGTATCTAGATATAACAAATGATAAGAGTGACACATAATTGTGGATTTTTTTCTTGTTTATCTGTTAAATTACACCATATTTTAGATTATTTTAATAAAGAGAAAAAGTTACCGGAAATTGTAGATAGTTCTGAACAATTTATTATATATAAACCTCTTAATTCACTTTCACATGATATAACTTATCATCTTTTTAAAAGAGTTGAAAATGAAGAATCTAATATTAATTATGCGAATAGTATATTATACGATTGGGATAATCAATTCAAAGAGTATAAGAATTTAAATATAGATGAACTATCTCCATTTATATCTAACTATTTTTCTCCTTCAGATAAGATATTAGATGTAAGAGATTATTTAATTAATAAGTATAGTATAGAGCCTGAAAAAATTTGTGCTGTATACTATAGAGGAACTGATAAGTTTCAAGAAACACCAATTGATGATTATGAGATTTATATTAATAAGATGAAAGAAGTAAGTGGTTTAACATATTTAGTTCAATCTGATGATCAATTATTTATTGATAAAGTATTAGATTCTTTTAATAATATAATTATTATTAAAGAGAATATCACATCATATAAAAAAATAGGAGTTCATAATGAATATAATGGAAATATAAATTATCTTATGATTCATTATTTTCTTGCAACAATTCTTATTATGGCTAAATGTAATTATTTTATTTGCTCATCAAGTAACTGCTCGGTTTGGACAGTTTATTATAGAGGTAATTCTCAGAATGTAATTCAAAACTTGAATAAGAAGTGGATACTTTAGAATTTTTTATTTTAACAAAGAACTACTAGAAAGAGGTGTTATAGTTTCAATATTAGAAGGAACTCTATTAATAAACTGAAAATCATAAATATTTGGAGTCTTTGTAAAAACAGTTAAAGCCTGTGGTTTAGGAAATCCGTTAAACTCGTTTGCAGTGGCATTGGTGTAAGAACCCATCTGTGGGAACCATAACCAATCACCTATCTCTAATTCTTCCATCTCATTACACTTTGCGATAACATCTACTGAATCACAAGTGCGACCCATCAGAATACCTTTTGATTTTCTACGTAATTCGTTATCTTCTGAAACACGAATCCATAACGGTTTTGCTTGATCAAATGGAATACAAGAAAACTGTCCATAGAGACTATCATCAATTGTATATCTCCACCCATCCTTCCATGGCTTCTTACCAATCACTTTAACAAAAAAATCTTGAGAAACTGATGAGAAGAATCTACCAGGTTCTGCTATGAATTCGTATTTAGAATCATAAGCATCTTTAATATATTTACACTTTCTTACGAAATCTGTTTCATCAGATAAAAATCCACCACCTATATCAATTGTATTAGCAGAGTGTCCTTGTTCTTTTAAACTGTTACAGAGTTTCTTAGCAATCTCGATCGAATTATAGTAGACTTTCCCATCATTTCCTCCAGAACCAACATGAAAAGAAATACCTTTTAAATTAATATTTTTAGATTTTGCGTATAAGCCAATATCATTTACAAAAGAAGGTTCAACTCCAAATTTACCAGAAAAAGGTATCTTTGAAAATCTATCATCTGTTGTTATTCTTACAAATGCTCCTCCTTCATACTTTATCTCAACTAACTTATCTAGTTCTTCATAACTATCTACAACGGTTGTTGGAGAAGATACCTCTTTCTGAGCATACTCTAAATCAATCATAGACTTACAAGGGTTTGCGTAAACGATATGATTCTGAAGATTTACATAGTTAGGGATATTCTCTTTTACAAGTTTTAGTTCCTGTAGAGAAGCACAATCATATTTTACTCCATGGGAGTAGAGTGTCTTAATTAGTTGTGGTTCTGGATTTGATTTAATAGCGTAGTGAGGTGTAATGTATGGCAAGTTTTTCTTCCAAATCCCAACTTGATCCCATACCTTAACTGGATAGAATGCGTAGAAAGAGTGCTTAACAAAGTCATGCTTTGTAAATAGATTGATTATTTCGCGTAGTTCTTTCAACGTGATTGTATAAATGTATATAAGAAAAAATATTTAAGCCGGTATTATCTTTTTTTTGGAGTTTACTCTAAAAAAGTAATTTATCTTGATTATCTTTTTTGGAGTTTACTCTAAAAAAGTAAGTTTTTCTTGATTATCTTTTTTTTGGAGTTTACTCTAAAAAAGTAATTTATCTTGATTATCTTTTTTGGAGTT